GTGTGGAAGCCGATCTCATCGGATCGCGACAACCACTTTCTCGACTGCCGCGTCTACGCGCTCGCTCTGGCCGAAAAGCTCGGTTTGAGCGCGCTGACCCACGACGAATGGGCGGCGCTGGCGAAAGCGCGCGGAATGCCGCCCGACGATGCGCTGGCGCTGTTCAAGCCGCGCGCCGCCGTCGAGGCTGCTGCCGCCTCGGCGCCGCTAACGGGCGGGCCGGTGAAAGTGACGAATGAGGCTTCTGCCGAGGCCGCGCCTTCGGGCGATACGCTCGAGGCCGAGCTCGAACGGCTCGGCCAACAGAATGCGGCGTTGTTTCGGTAGCTCGCTAAAGACACGTGAGGGACCTGCCGTGCTGGTTTTCGCCTGACGGGGCGAATTGAACGCGGCGAGAGGAGAGCGCCCCACCGAAGCGGGTCGGAACGGTCGGCGACGGCCGGCAATTTCCCCCGCTGAGTTTCACCCGACCAGCCAATCTAGTCGTGGAGCGGTTTCGATGAGTTCAGACGATCTTGCAACTATGGGAACCGTTACGGTCGGGCCGTCGACGCTTTCGGCCGACGCACGGTGGCGGGCGAGCCGCGCGGCGATCGCCGCTGTGGCGCGGGCGGCGACGCGCGACTTAGTGATTTGGGCTGGCGTCGCGCCGATGAGCGCGGCGCGTTGGCGCCGATTGCGCTTCGGCGCGGTTTCGCACCGGGCGCTGTCGATCGGCGTCGCCGCGCGATGATGACGACCGCGGCCCGACTCGATGATGCGCGCGAGGCGCTGCATTTGTTGCTGACCGGGCAGAAGGAGGTCGAAGTCGAGGTGGATGGCCGGCGCGTGCGCTACAGCCACACCGATGTCGACAAGTTGCAAGGCTATGTCGCTCGGCTCGAAGACGAGCTGGCTGGCCGCCGCCGGCTGACCGGTGCCATCGGGATCACCTTCGGCTGATGGGCGCCTGGGCAAACATTCTGCCGGCGCGATTCCGGCGGCGGCCGGGTGGCGGGGTCGGCCCGCGGGCGAGCGTCGACGACGCGCGTGGGCACTACTCGGAGTCGGTCTTCGAGTCACCCTACCGGGTCGCCAGTCATGACCGGCAGGACACGGTCGAGTGGAACCCGGCGTTCGGTTCGGCCGACGGCGCGCTGCTGCCGGCGCGCGACCTCGCAGTGGCGCGCGTCCGCGACGTGGTGCGCAACGATCCAGTGGCGCGCTCGGCGGTCGAGCGGCTGATGGACGCGGCGGTTGGCGAGGGCCTGAGGCTGTCGGCGCGGCCGGATTTCGAGGCGCTCGGGATCACCGACGGGGAAACCCGGCGGGTCCTCAAACGGGCGCTGCAGTGGGAATGGCGAGCGTTTTGCGACGATCCGCGCCGCACCTGCGACTCGCAGCGGCGGCTGTCGATGAACGGCCTTCTGCGGCTGTTCGCGCGGACGTGGTTCACGGTTGGCGAGACGGCGGCAGCGCTCGGATGGAAACCGGGCGAGCAGCGCTACGCGACCTGCGTGCTGGCGATCGATCCCGACCGCGTCTCCAATCCTTACGGGACGATCGACCGCCTGACGATGCGCGGCGGCGTCGAGATGACCGACGACGGCGAGCCCCGCGGCTACCATGTTCGCAACGCCCACGCCGGCGACTGGTGGGCCTACGGTCGGGCCTGGACCTGGACCTATGTGCCGCGACGCACCGAATGGGGCCGCCCGGTCTTCATCCACGGCTTCGAGCCCGACCGCGAGGGCATGTCCAAGGCGATGACGCCGTTCGCCTCGCTGATCAATCGGCTGAGGATGATCGGCAAGTTCGCCGACAACGAACTGGCCGCTGCGACGGCCAACGCGCTGTTCGCCGCCTTCGTCGAGACCGAGGCGCCGGCCGACGAGGTCGCCGAGCGGTTGACGCCGCAAAGAGACATCCATGATCGCCGATCGTGGATGAGCTATCTACTGCGCTGGTACGAGAAGTTCCCGGCCAAGATCGGCGGGGTGCGCATTCCGGTCCTGGCGCCGGGATCGAAAGTGACGATGAACGCCTCGCCGCGCCAGACGACGGCGTTTCCGGCGTTCCAGACCGCCTTCCTGCATTCGATCGCCGCGTCGCTGAATCTCTCCTACGAGCAGCTGACGATGGACTGGTCGCGGGTCAACTATTCCTCGGCTCGCGCGGCGCTGAATGAGGTGTGGCGAAGCCTGACGCGCATGCGTGCAGCGTTCGCCGAGCAGGTGGTCGCGCCGATCTATTACGCGGTGATCGAAGAGGCGTTCGACCGCGGCTACATCGAAGCGCCCGTGGGCGCGCCGGATTTTTGGGACAATCCCGGCGCCTATCTCGCCGCGCGGTGGATCGGGCCGGGCCGCGGCGTCGTCGACCCGCTGAAGGAAGCCGAAGCGAGCACGATGCGGATCGAGAACTTGACCTCGACTTACGAGGACGAGTGCGCGGAGCGCGGCAAAGACTACATCGAAGTGTTCGACCAGATCGCGCTCGAGCGCAAGGAACTCAGCGAACGCGGCTTGAGCCGAGAGTCGTTGGTGATGGCGACGCGCTCGACGCGCGGTCCGAAGCCGGACAGCGAAGAGGTCGAAGAGAAAACCGGCGCCGAGATGGCGGCCCATGCGCAGGCGCTGGGCGATCTGATGGCGGCGTGACGACACCGGCGAACTGCGCCGATTCGTTCTGCGACCTCAACACAGCCTTCATCCAGCGGCTTCACCGCCGCCTTCTTCCCGGTGATGGGGAGAAGCGGGAGATGTTCATGGCCCATCGACTCGATCGCATCGCGGCGCGGCTGTTCAACCGGCCGTTGCTCATTTTGCCTGACGCGGCGACGGCGCTGGCGGGCAATCTGTCGACGCGGATCCTTGGCGAGTTCCCAGCGCCGGCGGCGAGCGGCGTCGACAGGCCGCTCCGCCGCACCCCGGGCGCGGTGGTGACGGTCGAAGTCGAGGACGACGACACCGCGCAGCGCAAGCTCTACGAGGTCTGCGACGGCGTGGCCGTGATCGCCGTGCGGGGCGAGCTGATCAACCGCGGTTCGTGGCTGGAATCGGCCTCGGGGCTGACGTCCTACGCGACGATCCGTGCTGCGTTGCAGCAGGCCTGCGACGATCCGCAGGTCAGCGCTATCGCGCTCGACATCGACTCGCCGGGCGGCGAGGCGACGGGGTGTTTCGAAGCGGCGACAGCGATTCGCGCGGCGGCGGCGAAAAAGCCTGTGACGGCGTATGTCGACGGCATGGGCTGCTCGGCCGCCTACGCCCTCGCCTCGGGGTCGAGCGAGCTGGTTGTCGCACCGTCGGCGACCATCGGCTCAATCGGCGTCGTTTGGCTGCACATGGATCTGTCCGAGGCCTACGCGCAGCGCGGGGTGAAGCCGACGCTGCTGCACGCCGGCGCCTACAAGATCGATGGCAACGAATACGAGCCGCTCGACGACGGGGCGCGCAAGCGCATCAGTGCGTGGATCGGCGAATATTACGACCTGTTCGTCGACGCAGTCGGCCGCCATCGGCCGGGGCTCGGCGCGGACGGGGCGCGCAGGACCGAGGCGGCGATCTACGTCGGCAAGGCCGCGGTAGAAGCCAAACTGGCCGACGCGCTCGGCGACTTCGACGGAGTTCTCGCCGGCCTTCGCCGGCAGGCGGCCGAGGCGGCGGCGAGCCGCGCCGCGGTCCAGCGTCAAACCACCAGGCTCGGAAGCAAGAGGAGCGGCAAGATGGCCGTGAAACTGCATAAGGCAGGCGAGCGGCGCGCCGACTCGCTGATCGAAGCGGGCAAGGTCGACCGCAGCTCGCCGTGGTCGTTTTCGGCCGAGGACGGCGACAAGCTGCTCGGCCCCGCCGGCGATGACTGGAGCGGCTATTCCGAGTTCCATCTCGGCGAGGACGCCGAGAAGGATAAGGAGACGAAGGCGCGCTGGCATTATCCGCACGGCAAGGACGGCAAGGTCTATCGCAGCGCCCTGGTGGCGATCCGCCAGCGCGCGGCGCAGGAGAACGCCGACGATGTCTATGAGGCCGCGGGCCGGCTGCTCGACAAGGTTGACGCCAAAGCTGAGGACGGTGACGGCGAGAAGAGCAAAGCGTCGCGTCAAACGGGCGCGGCGGCGGAGCGGGCCCGCATCGGCGCAATCCTGCGCAGCGAGGCGGCGGAAGGCCGGCTCGGCGCGGCGCTGGTGTTCGCGTTGGAAACCGACCTGACCGCCGAGCAGGCGGTCAAGGCGCTGGCCAAGACGGCGAAGGAAGCGCCGTCAGCGGCGCGCCCGGCGTCGCGGCTCGACGCCATCGTGCCGCGGCCGGCGATCGCGCCCGACCCGGCCGGATCTGGCGTCGAAGGAATGAGTGAAACCGAAAAAGGCGCGCGCGCCTTCGCCCAGGCGCTCGGCAAGACGCCGCCGCGCGACTGAGCCGCGCGCGAAACAGCGCGGTCGCGTCGCAATCGCATCCGTTGCTCGAGGTCGCTAACGACCGCGGGCTATTCAACCCTCGTCCTCAAGCCAGGGCCGCCGGCGCGGCGGCCGAAGGAGGCCTAGCATGGCCGTCTATCCGCATTTCGATCCCACGTCGCTTATCGCCGGCGACTTTCCTTTAGCGCACCGCAAGATCAACCTTCCCGCCGGACTCAATGCAGCGGGCTCGCCGCTCGAACCGGGCGTGCTGCTCGGCGCGCAGACCAACGCCGGCGCGTTCTCGGCCGCCGGCGCGGCGAAAGCGGGCAACACCGGCAATGGGACGCTGGCGCTCGGTTCGCCGGCGACGCTGGCCAACGTCATCGCCGGCGTCTACCGCGTCGTTTTCTCGTCGGCGACTGCATTCCAGGTCTACGACCCGAAGGGCGACGAGATCGGCGTCGGCGCCAATGGCGCCGCGTTTGCGACCCAGATCAAGTTCACCACCACAGCGGGCGCAACGGCCTTCGTCGCTGGCGACGAGTTCGACGTGACAGTGGCGCAGGCGCAGGCGAACGCGTTCAGCGTCGCGGCGGCGGCTGGGGGATCGAACGTCGGCAACGGGACGCTGGCGCTCGCTTCGCCGGCGGCGCTAGCCTACGCGCAGGCCGGCGTCTACAAGCTCGCGTTCGTCTCGGCGACGCAGTTCATGGTCAGCGATCCGTTCGGCGATCCGGTCGGCGAAGGCGTGGTCGGGACGGCGTTCGCCAACCAGATCGGCTTCACCGTCGCGGCCGGCGCGACGGCGTTCGCCCAGGGCGACTCGTTCGCCGTCACGGTGTCGGCACTCAATCT